CTCAAGGGCGAAGCCATCCTGAGCCGCTTCGTGATCGATATCTGCGGCTGCAAGCCGGACTGGAACATGCCGGACTACATCGCTGAAGCGGTCGAATCGATCCGCCAGCAGGTCGGCAGCGACGAAGTCATCCTCGGCCTCTCCGGCGGCGTCGACAGCAGCGTTGCCGCCGCCCTGATCCATCGCGCCATCGGCGACCAGCTGACCTGCGTCTTCGTCGACCACGGCCTGCTGCGCCTCGACGAAGGCAAGATGGTGATGGAAATGTTTGCCGAAAACCTCGGCGTCAAAGTGATCCATGTCGATGCGTCCGCACAGTTCATGGGCCACCTGGCCGGCGTCACCGATCCGGAAGCCAAGCGCAAGATCATCGGCCGCGAATTCGTCGAAGTGTTCCAGGTCGAATCCGCCAAGCTGAAGAACGCCAAATGGCTGGCGCAAGGCACGATTTATCCTGACGTCATCGAAAGCGCGGGCAAGGGCAAGAATGCCGCGCACACCATCAAGAGCCACCACAACGTCGGCGGCCTGCCGGAAACCCTTAACCTGCAATTGCTGGAACCGCTGCGCGAACTGTTCAAAGACGAAGTACGCAAGCTCGGCGTCGCCCTCGGCCTGCCGCACGCGATGGTCTACCGTCACCCGTTCCCGGGCCCGGGCCTGGGCGTGCGCATCCTCGGCGAAGTCAAAAAAGAATTCGCCGACCTGCTGCGCCGCGCCGACGCCATTTTCATCGAAGAGCTGCGCAACACCAAGGACGATGACGAGCAATCCTGGTACGACAAGACCAGCCAGGCGTTCGCGGTTTTCCTGCCGGTCAAGTCAGTCGGCGTGATGGGCGACGGCCGCACCTACGAATACGTAGTGGCCTTGCGTGCGGTACAGACGCAAGACTTCATGACTGCGCACTGGGCGCATCTGCCGCATGAGTTGCTGGGACGGGTATCGAACCGCATCATCAATGAAGTGCGCGGGATCAATCGTGTGGTTTATGATATTTCAGGAAAGCCGCCTGCGACTATCGAGTGGGAATGAAAATACGTCTAGCACTCGCAAGTATACGAAAGTAGAAAATACCTCAAAGCCCGCGTAAATGCGGGCTTTTTTGCTTTTTGGCTCCGCATTGATTGGCAGGCCGATGTATACCCAAGTACTTATTCCAGATGGCATTTGTGATGGTATTATCCACGCCGATGCCATGAGGGCCACCCGATACCATGCCATGATTTTTTTTATCTTCATGGTATTGAAAATATCTAGATCATTGATTTGAAAGAGATATTTAGCAGAAAAAGCGGACGTGGAAATCATGGTATTTCTAACTAAAAAAGGAAGAAAGCCATGTTGACCGATACCAAGCTGCGCAACTTAAAAGCGGGTGAGAAGCTTTTCAAAGTAAACGACCGTGATGGCCTCTACGTGGCGGTTACCCCAGCTGGATCGATCTCCTTCCGTTACAACTATTCGATCAATGGTAGGCAGGAGACACTGACGTTTGGGCGCTATGGCTTAGGCGGTATCTCGCTTGCAGAAGCCCGGGAGCAGCTGGGAGAAGCCAAGAAGATGATTGCCGCCGGGAAGTCGCCGGCCAAAGAGAAGGCACGAGACAAAGCCCGAGTGAAAGGCGTAGAGACGTTCGGCGCCTGGGCCGACAAATGGCTACGTGGCTATCAGATGGCCGACTCGACGCGGGATATGCGCACGTCCGTATATGAGCGAGAGATCAAGCCCAAGTTCCACAATAAAAAATTGATTGAATTTACGCACGAGGACCTGCGTGCACTGACCGATGTGATTGTCGAGCGAGGGGCACCGGCAACCGCAGTACACGTTCGGGAAATCGTTTCACAGGTATTTCGCTGGGCAATAGAGCGCGGCCAGAAGGTGGCAAATCCGGCAGATTTAGTAAGGCCGACCACTATCGCCAAATTTGAGCCGCGTGACCGTGCGTTGACCCCCGAAGAAATCGGTATCGCTTATCGGTACATCGAGAGGATCGGTACGACGCCATCCATTCGTGCGGCGGCCAAGCTGCTTTTGCTGACAATGGTCCGAAAAAGTGAGCTAACAAATGCGACATGGGATGAAATCAATTTCAGCCAGGCCTTATGGACGATTCCAAAGGAACGTATGAAGCGCCGCAATCCGCATCTTGTTTTTCTCTCGCGGCAGGTACTGGATATTTTTATTGCGCTTAAGACTTTTTCTGGTGGATCGGCATATATCCTGCCATCACGCTACGATTCGGACCTCCCTATGAGCAGCGCGACTTTGAATCAGGTGCTTACGCTGACGTACCGTCTCGCACAGAAAGAAGGGCAGGCACTATCGAAGTTCGGACCGCACGATCTGAGGCGTACAGCAAGCACCTTGCTGCATGAAGCTGGATACAACACTGACTGGATTGAAAAGTGCCTTGCGCACGAGCAGAAGGGCGTCAGAGCTGTCTACAACAAGGCCGAGTACAGAGAACAACGCACGGCCATGCTGCAGGATTGGGCGGATATGATTGATGAATGGACGATCAGGGGCAAGCGGCTTGCGGCATAAATCCTGGTCGTGCTGCTTGGTCACCGGAAGATCTTCTTATTTCGATCCACTCTTCGATTTCCGATAGATCCCAGGCCACGTTTCTACTTGTTAGCACAATCCGCTTCGGGAAGTCGCCGCGTTTTTCCATGTTGTAGATCACGCGGTCGGATAGAGGGATCATTGCCAGTAAGGTTTTTCGGTTGATTAGCATTTTGCTTTTGCTCCTTGAAGTGGTATTCATTTGGTTATTTCTGAGTTGATTGCTTTTTTAGCGTTTACATAACGGCTTCGATGAACGCTTTGGCAGCTTCCGCGTTGATCGCGTTGCCGTAGGCGCGCAGTCGTCCCACTCGGGCGGTAGCCCCATGAGCCAGCGGGAATGTGCCGGGTTCAACTGGCCGGAATTTCTCGTCCCGGCATCCGAGCCAGTCAGCAGCTCTCCAGAAGCCGTTAGTCGGGCCGGGGAGCCCAACATCATTGCCATATCCCGCAGCATGAATCCTCCCGCACCTCTCGCTGCCTTTGCCTCCAAACTTTCCGCGCCCGTGGTGTCGCTGGTCGTACACGTTGGCCATCCGGCCAGATAGGCTTGCCGTGGTAATTGATCTACTCGATCCTTTCCATCGCGTTGAGCCACCATTCCAGGTGTGTCTTTGTGGTCCCGCACTGTCGGCGTTACCCACCCAGTAAATGCGGTCGCGGATGTGGGGAGCGCCGACGCCCGCAGACGGAAACGGGATCGCCCCGAAGGGGTAACCCAGCGCTTCCAAGTCAGCTTGTACAAGGTCGATCCAAGCATCTGCGTGTTTGCTCGCAACCTGCTCTCCAAAAATTGTTGGGGCTGGTCGCTTCTGTCGCTTACACCAGTTTTTGTGCTTGCTGATGAGATGATAAAAGGCAGGCCAAAGGTGGCGCTCGTCATCAAATCCAGTTCCTTTGCCTGCCGTGCTGAAAGGTTGGCACGGACAGGAACCGGTCCAAACAGGTCGATCATCAGACCATCCAGCGCGTCGAAGTGCATAGGACCATACGCCGACGCCGGCGAAGAAGTGGCATTGCGTGTATCCGTGAATGTCGTTTGGTCGTACATCTCTTATATCCCTTTCATCTACGTCGCCAGCAGCAATGTGCCCGGCTGTGATTAAATTGCGTAGCCATTGGGCTGCGCCTTTGTCATGCTCGTTGTAGTACGCAGCCATGTTCAGATTGCATCGACGGCTAATGGGGTGTTGAGATAGGCGGCGTAGGTTGCCCAATCCATCCCGATGTAGCAGGTCGAAGGGGGGCCAACTTTGTCAGAAGTCATAATGACCGAGACCGGCACGGCGCGGAAGCAGCCAGGCAAGCTGTGTTCCAGCTCAACCCAGGCGTGCAGTTCACCGTTGCCCAGGTCGCGCCGAAGGTCGTTGACGTAACCGGCCTGGATGCCTTCGTCGGTGTCGAATGTGACGCGGTCGCGTAGTTTCACGCTGACAGGTTGAATGGGCTTATTCATGGAAAGCCCCCGCGAGCAAGCCAACCACCAGGCAGAAGACAATGATTAGGGCCACGAAGGCCGACAGAGCGCCGTGGTAACGGATCTGGAAGCGTTTGAACGCTGGCTGGATGATTTCGGCGATGCCAAGCATGGCGAACGCCATGAGCGAATTTAGGCATGCGTGCATGAGTATTTTCATAGGTCGCTTTCAGTAATAAAAATTCGTGGGTAAGGGCAGGCGCCGAGGGCGGCCCAGGTCGTGACAAGGCGCTTGCGTGCCGTCATGTCGTTTTTTTCATACGCGGCCACTTCCTGCCGGCGCGCCTCTTCACACTGCGCATTCATCGCAGTGGCAAATTTGTCGGTTTCCCGCTCCAGGTCTTTCGACTTTTTATCAATTGCCGACCAGTCGGTCGGCTGATATGCCGGCTGCGGATTTTTTCTGATGAAATCAGCAAGCCGAACTGCTGTTGCTGCTATTTCTTCCGGCGATAAAACCGAAGTGGAAATTTTCTTTTTTAATTTTTTCGTACAGTTATTTACACCAGTCCAAGGTACGTCAAAAGCCACAGCCTTGGCGGCGCCGACGACTGTCCACTGATAGCGGACCGATTCGTACACCGCGTGAGGATTCCATGCGTGATAAATCCCGCATGGCTTGTCCATCTCATAGGTGGCGTACTTGCCTTCGACCACGGTGCTGCGCGTGGCGATTTTGACGAGACCCTTGCGTCCGACAGTGGGGCCGCCCTGGGCCAGCAGGTAATCGCGGTAGGAGGCTTGTTTGATGGTCTTGACGGTTTTGACACGCTTGCCATCGACCACATTGATTTCGGTGGCCTTGATGCTCTGTGCCGCCTGCCATGCCGATTTCACCGCTTCCGGCGCATGCAGGATGCTTTCGCTTTTGATGCGCCGTAACTCGCGCCAAGGGCCGACAGGTGCACCGCCGACCTGCTGAAACTGCCGGATGCCCCAGGTCTGCGCCCAATAGCAAACTCTCTGACTCGGCTTAATCAGTTCGTCGCCGACCAGGTCTTCCACCAAGATATGCTTTTGCCCATCTTCGATGACATGGTGTTCGCCCAAATTCTTGCCATCGGTGTTCTTGGTGACATACTTGATGATGTAACCAGCGGCTGTACCTTTGCCGGCTTCGATGCGCACCAGCTTGACCCGGTTCTTCTTGGCGCCGCGTTCGTCGCCGTCTTCGCGCATGGCATACGCCGTCATGACTTTCTCGTAACGCTCCAGGTGTTCGGGCGCGACGAACATCAGCATGTGCCAGTGCGGACAGCCGTCATGGTGTGGCTCGGCAATTCTAAAACCGTAGGCGTGGATGCCGTCGCGGTGTAGCTTGGAACGTATTTTTTTCCACACGTCGCACAGATAAGCTTGCGCATCGCGTGGCGTGGGTTCGCCAAATGCCTTGTATTTCGGGTTAGGTTCGCCGTTCTTGCTCAGGACGGCGTGATATTTACTCGGGGCAGTGATGGTGGCAAAGATGCCGACATGACCCAGGTCGAAGGCGATTTCTTCAAAGCCGCGTATCCGTGTCATCAATTCGCTGTGCCGAATGGACTTGTTAGCCGTACCGAGGGCGGCTAACGCTTCTAGGCTATAGACCTGACCGTTTTCATTCTGTATTTCTATGGACGCCAGCAGTTTGGCATTCTGCTTATTACGGCGCTGCTGGCGATAGGCAGTTTCGTTGCTGACATAAGCGCCGGCCTTGAAATGCGTAAAGCCCAGGCGGATCGCCATATGTTCGCAGCGGCGCGCATGGGCCTTGCGGATGCCTCGCAACCACCACGCCTTGTCCAAGGCCCGGCGGATGATTTCGGCTTCTTCCTTACCGGCTGGTGCGGCGACGCCGTGGCGGTCGCAGTGTTCACGAATGGCCGACACAATCGCGTCTAGCGATTGCAGGTTGGCACAGAACTGGTAACAGGCACGGGCGGCAGTGTCGGCGGCGCGATAGAGCGCTCCATCGGAAGCATCGGGTGGCAAAATAAAATGGTCGGCAGACCAGATCTCATCAATGACATCGACCTTGTGTTCGTGCTTTTCGTAACCGTCGCGGGCGAACAGATCGCGCAGGGCGCGGCCCATGCGCTTCGGCAGGCCAGTGATGCTCTCGGCGGAATAGAAGTGGTAGCTCATGCGGCTATGCCGTCCGATTCGTGACCCGCTGCCGGAAACTGGCAAGGCAACTCGCCGCCTTGCGCACAGCGCAGAACGATTTCAAGTTGCTTGATAAGCCGGCGGGCTTCGCAATGCAGCTTGCCGCGCTCCAGGGCGTTCAGCGATTGCAAGGTGGTGTCCCCCTTCTTGCTGCCAATGCCGGCCATGTGCGCCAGCATCTGGCGGTCACGCGGCGGGATGCCATTCCAGCGGCCAGCGCGTACACTTTCCTTGTCGCCAGCCAGCATGATGTAGGCGTGTGTCAGGTGTGTGTACGCAATGTCCTGGTGCGCCTGTTGAGAGTGGGTCGCCATGGCTTACCCTCCGATGATGCCGGTGGCTTGCAACAACGGGCCTGCCATCATCAGGAGGCAGCCAAGCGTAATCACGCCCAGATCGAGAAGAATGTTTTTCAATTTTTTCATGCTGTCGCCTCTTCATTGGTAATCAATTCACCCACTGCCAGCGCGTTCAGGCCGGCATCAAGATGAAGGCGCAGCGTGTGCTGGCCGGCGTCATGGAAATGGAAATTAACTTCTTGCGTGGTGTACATCCCTACGGTCGGATCTGGGTGCCGACGCGTCACTGCCGGATTCACCGTGATGCGCTTCAACATGGTGAGAGTCGTTTGCGCGGCCATGATCAGAGCGCCTCGGCTGGTTCGAAGATATATTTCGGCTGCCTGAAAATCGCCTTGTAGATGTATTTGCGGGCGTAGTGAACCAGCTTGCCCCGGCTGTTATTGGTGTGATTACAGGTTGGCATCGCACGGAGGTCATTGAAGCTCATGCCAGAAAATGCGACCAGAGGATCGATCTTGTAGTCTTGCAGGAAGATGAACCGGAAGCCGCCAACTGTGGCGCCAGCAAAGGCCGCTGAAAAATCATTTTCATCTGTCACCACAAGAGCCAGATTGCGCCTGCTTTCCAGCGGGATTTGCAGCCACTCATTGAATACGCAATCGTTCAACTGATCGACCTGGACACGGTCGGCGATGGTGAATCCGAGGCCGAGCCAAAGTAGCGTGATGGTGTTTTCCATAGTGATTTCCTTATTTCAGGGTGAGCGAATCCCGCATGCCTGAAATCAGGCATTGCAGGGAACAACGGGAGGAAGTAAAACGGACTAGCGGGGAATTACGGTGGAGCTAGGATGCGGAGGGTAGTCATATGTGCCTCAGTCATTTTTGAATAGCGCCAACTGATTGGCACAAGCATTGCGGACATGTTGGGAAACATGGATGCGAATATCAGGATTCGGGATTGCCGACATAGACAACGTGCGCAGCACTTCCAGGCTGGCGACGAAGCTATGACCGCAGTCAGGGTTCTGGCACATGTACGTGATCTCTTTCATCAGCTCGGACATAGTGCGGCTTTTAGCGGCGCGCACCCGGTGGCGGCAATGTGGACAGGGAATGCTGATGACTCTCATTGGGGATCGATTATCGAGATTTGCGATAAGTAAATTGGCTAATAATTGTTTTTTTTGAAATTAAACATGGGTGCCCAGGCGTTTTCCCCCATTCCTTTACGGAGCCATTCGGCACGAATTTGTTGTGCTGTAGTAGTATTCAATGGTTTTATATTCACTCTCATTTAGCTCCAATTGGAGCCAATAATATAGCTCCATTTGGAGCTGGTCAAGGTCTGTTATGAATATCGGGGAAAGAATTACGGAAGAGAGGAAGCGGTTGGACTACAGCCAAACAAAGTTTGCCTCTCTGGCAAAGGTCTCTTTGAGCAGCCAAAAGCGATATGAGTCCGGTGAGCGTGATCCTGACACCACATACCTAGAAAATCTTAAGCAAATTGGAGTAGACACATCCTATGTAATTACTGGGACCAAAAAAAATATCTGGCAAATCACATATGGCGAACATCTCTTGGACTTGGGACATGTCGTTGCCTCGGTACTCAATATTTCACCGGAGGAACTCGATATAGTGGTAAAAAAGGCTGGATTGATAGCAGATTCAGAGCCCTATAGAAAGATACCGGATTCCCGAGTAGACGAGAGGGTTGCCATTTTTGATGAATTTTTTTTCATAAACGCAAGCGCCTTAATAACGCAGAAAATAAATAAAAAATTTTCAGTAGATCAGCCTGTTGATTTTGAGCTGAATAGAGAGCTGCTGACTTTAATATTGGAGCGAATTGAGAGTTGTCTATCCGAAAAAAACTTAGAGATAACGGCTCGAAAGAAAGCTGCTGTAACCACCATGCTGTATCGCAGTTTCAGCGGTAATGGAAAAGTCGACACCTCAATAGTTGAGGAGGCCGTCGAACTGGCGTCTGGAATAGATCCATCTAATGCCGTAGGTGAAAAACAAGCGCAACTCGCGCACCCCATAACAGGGAAGAACCCTCAGATAAATTCGGGCAAAAAGAGCACCAATATTTCGGGTAACGCCACTGTTAAAATCGGCGGTAAAAAAAAGGACATCCTATAAAATTAGGCCGCGTCTATCCCTCCTGACATTCTCATACAAGGCTGTAGCCGATAAGAAAAAGCGCAAGAAGAAGTCGCGTTGCAAGGGGAAGGCCGGTAAAACAACCGGGAGCGGGATGATACAGGTTGCTGATCAGAAAATCACGCCTCGCTGGCGTTTTCCGCGATTATTTCCCGCCGTTCCTGAATCTTTGCCCACTCAAGTTTTGCTGAACGTACAGCCGATTGCTTACTTGCATAAATATGCACCAGTGTTGTTGGATGGGTTCGAGATTCTGCAAGCTGCTCCCCTTGTTTCTTGCTGACCTTATCGCGCCACGTCCACCGAGGGTCACGTAATTTCTGACCTCGCATCTAAGCAGCGATACTACTGACCGTCGCTGTTTTCTTTGATCACCTCGCGCCGCTCCTGAATTTTTCCCCATTCGAGTTTTGCGGCGCGTACGGCCGTTTGCTTGTTGGCGTAGACGTGCTGCAGTGTCTTTGTGCTGACCGTCGCGCCGACCGCCGGCGCCGTATGCTTGCCCTTGCCAGTGGAGGGTGCGAATTCCTGCCCGGTCTTCTTGGTGGCAAGGTTGCGCCACTTGGCGTACACGCCGGTAATTCCTGGATCTGGGTCGACCTCATCCTCGCGCTCAACTTCCGCTTCCTCGGTGCGCGTCTCCAGCTCGATGCTGCTGGTAAAGCCAGCATCGCTGATGCTGTGCCGGACCTTGGCCGTTAGCCACTCCTGATGATCAATATCGGTTTTGAATCCGACGACTTCCACCGGCGATTGCGGCATCAGCGCCGGGTCGCCAATTGCCAGCGACAATTCCAGAGTCGCGGCGCCGCGCTGGATGCGCTGCCACTCCGCGACGGCGGCGACGCGGGCGTCGGCCTCATTGGCATAGGTGGTGCGCAGCCGCTTGCTGTTGCCGGGCGCGCCGGCTACGACACTGCGGCGAAGGCCGTGCCGGTCGTCATGCCAGAACACGCGCACGCCGCTGTAGCTGTCGCGCTCGGCGCTATGGTAGCGGTGCCTGTCACCCAGGTTGCGCGTGATGCGGATCACAGGCAAGTCGCGGCCCGACGCCGTCTTGCTGCGGCCCGCCGGCATGAACAACAGCGTGTCATTTTTGACCGTCGCGGCAGCATCGTATTTCTTGCCCAGCCGGCGCAGGAATGCTGCGTCGCTCTCCCTGGTCTGGTCCAGATGTCCGATCTTTACACCCCGCAGCGCCTCAGCAATCCCGGCTTTTAGTTCCTGCTGAAACGCGATCACCTCGATCACTGCGCCCAGCGTGGTGTCGTGAAAGCTGCGCTCGACCGGCTGGCGGAACGTATCGATCAGGCTGGCCGTCCTGGCGCGCAGGGTCAGCAGATCCGGCGCGCCGCTGTGCTCGATCTCATCAACCGTAAAGACGCCCTTGTCAATCAAGCCGGATTCCTGCCAGCCGATCTGCACGTTGATCCTGGCGCCCTTGTTTGGTATCGCAAGCTGGCCGTCCGTGTCCGACAGGGTGATACTCAGTTCGTCGGCGCTGTCGCTGCGACACTCGGTTAGGTCGAGGCTGACCAGGCGCGGCGCGAATTTCCCCGTAATGTCCTGGCCGTCCAGCGTGATCTTGAAAGCAGGGATAGGGTAGTCCATCAGAACAGGCTCCGCATACTGTTGGCAACATTGTCAAACGTCGACATGCCGGTATTGATGGCATTGCTGGCGCTGTTGCTGATGCCCTCCAGGCTCAACATGTTCTTGATGCTGCCCAGGTCGCCCAGGGTATTGAGCAAGCCCAGCACGGATTCGTCGGTACGCTCCAGGGTGATGGTGAATTCGATCTTGCCGGCGTCGCCATCCTGCGCCAGCACCGTGCGGCCCTCAGTCATGCCGGTGATGACGTAGGACCCCAGGATGCGACCGGTCCCCGCAATCAGAATCCACGATTTTCCGGTGTCGCCCATCAGGCGCAAAGCGTCCAACGAATACACGCTGCCGGTCAGTTCCGGCGCGATCCAACCGGATAGCGTGATGGTGTCGTCGCCCTTGCCGGTGTACTGGCGTGCGTTACGGGCGCCGACCCGCGACGTACTCGGATGCTTCCAGTCGGTTTTGCGTTGCAGCTCCTGGTAAGCCAGGGTCGGTAAGCTGAAGACGAACATGCCCAGGGTCATCATCATGATAATAAAATCCTTAAAAGTGATTGTCGGACAGGCTGGAGCGCGTGCGCGCTGCCTTCTGTCTGTCTCGCTCTTCCATCGCCAGCATGACGGCGCGGGCAATCGCTTGTTCGTCCATGCCAGGCATGGTCTGCACGGTGATCTGGATCGTGTCGCCCTGGACAACGACGCCGGCGCCGGTGGCACGCGGCGCAATGGGCGGGCGCGTATCGAAGGACAGCGCCGGCATGGCTGTTGCGCCGATGGCAATCCCGGCGCCGAGCTGGGTCAAGCGCTTGGCAAGACCGCTGACCTGGTTGATCGGCGCATCCTGTCCGTTCTCGATACCCAGCGCCAGCCCCTCAGTGATAAAGCCACCGAATCGGCTAAAGACACGGCTAGGGCTGTGGATCTCCTGCTCCTTCGCAAAGGTCATGCCGACCATGGCCCCCAGTTGCTTGATTTTGTCTTTCAAGAAACCAAAGCCCGACGAGATTCCATTGACCAGGCCCTGGACGATGTTGGCGCCGAACTCGGTAAATGTCCCCGGCAGCTCAACACCGAACCAGCTCATGACCCCGGCGAATGCCTTATAGAACAGTCCCAGCGGCGACCAGTTCACGATTAACGCGCTGACGCCGCCAATACCGCCATCGAATGCTGTTTTCACATCCGCCCACAAGCCGCCGGCAAAGGTCTTGATGGTTTCCCATACGCGACTAAACCGCTCGGTGATGCCGTCCCACAGATCGCTAAAGAAAGCCTTCAGGGGTTCCCAATTTTTATAGATCAGGAAAGCCAGCACCGCAATGAGGGTAATCAGCAATACAATCGGGTTCGTCAACAAGGCGCGGCCTAACCACAGAACAGTTTTACCGATCGCCATGAAGCCGCCGCCAATACCGCGCAGGATCGGAGATAACACGCCACCACTAACGCCCATTTTGGCGAACAAGACATGCAACATGGCATAGGGTCCGATCAAGGCGGCCAGGCCCAGCATCAGCGGCCCTAGCACCACCAGAATGCCGGCCAGGATGCCAAAGCCCACAATCATCGCTTTGGCCGTGGCCGGGTTGCGCTCCATGAAGCCATTTAAACCTTCCAAGGCGGCGGTCACGTTGTCGATAGCGCTGGAATACAGCGGCAAGATCTTCTCGCCCATGGTCAACTGGAGGTTGACCAGCTTGGCGTGCGCGTCCATTTCCTTGCCGGCGGCCTGTTCGCGGGCCAGCGGTTCGAGCTGGTCCACATCGTAAGCGCCTTCGTTCAGCTTCCGGTTTTTATGGATCTGGGCGCGCTGCAAGTACATGTTCGCCATCAAGTCGCCAGCCTTGCGATTGGTGAACAGGCTGCCGATGGTATCCAGTACCTTGGTGGGCTTGGTGATACCGTTCTTCGCCAACTGAGGCAACAGGACTTGTTCCATCCACTCGAATTGGCTTTTCTTGAACAGGTCGGACCCCAAGAGTGCACCAGGATCAAGCTGCGCAGTCTGACCGACCTTGTCATGTTTCACTTTGGTGTGATCGCCAATCAGCCCCAGCTTGTCCAGGTTCATCGCGGCCCGTTTGCTGGTGCGTCCCTGGTATAGATTGTTATAGCTCGACATCAGGCCGTTACCGACGCCAAAGCCGCCCAGCTCCTGCACCAGTGGTTCCAGCTCATAGTAAAACGACTTTTCATCCATGCCCTTGGCAGCGATGCCGCCGGTCTTGATGAGGTTTAGCCATTCGGTCGGGCCGACCCGCCCGCCGGTGGCGGAAATGACTTTCTGCACCATGTTGGCTTGTTCGTTGAATTTCTCCGAGCTGGCCGTGCCGCCACGCACCTCGATGACTTTCAACATGTCCATGAACTTGCGCTCATTTTCGCCGCCGGCTTCCTCGCCATAAAACGCCTTGTTGGCGAATTTCATCTTCGCCAGCATAGGCGCCACCATCTGCGCATGCGGCAGATCACCGAACACGGACATGCTGTCGCGCACCAGTTCCAGGTTTTCGGCGTGGCTGGTGCCGTAGGTCTTCATGTTGCGGGCGTAGCTCTCGGCGTCGGCGCTGACCTTCGGTCCCAGGCCCAAGGCAGTAATGCGGCCCTTCTCGGTCTGGTAGTGCTTCGCCTCTTTCAAGCCTGTAACCAAGGGGGCGCCCACGGCGGCGCCGGCGACAGTCGCGCCGATGCCGGCGGCCGCGACATTGCCGGCGGTGGTGCGCAGCTTGTCGGCATGCTGGCGGGCGCCGGCCACCTTCTGCTGTTGCGCGCCGACTGCTGCCAGCTTCTTCTGCTGGGCGGTGAGTTCGGCGTTGGTAAAGGCGATGCTGTCTTTCAGCCAGGTCTGTGCGCTGCCCAGCTTGCGCGTATCGATGCCGGCGCCGGACAAGCGCGTGCGCAGGATCTGCATTTGTTCGCCTTGCTGTTGGCCGGCCTGTTTTAACGCGCTGGCCGACTTCACGGCGGCGTTAAATTCGCGGGTCATGGCACGCGTGGGCGTCGTGGTCTGCTGCATTCGCTGCGCCAGGGCGGCAATCTGCTGTTGCGTCTCGCGCAGCTTGCCAGAGCTGATCTGCAAGCCGGCATTCAGTTCGCGGAAGCGCCCAACATCTTTTTGCTGGGCGTTCAGTTCCTTCAATCTGTCATTGTTGGCCTTGATGGCTTTGCCCAGGGCGGACGATTCGCCGGTGATCTTTTTCAAAGGGCCGGTCAGCTTGTCCAGCGCCGCGAAGACCACCTGTAACCGCAATTGCTTGTCGCTCATATTGAGAAATCCTATTCTTCCGCGCCGCTGCGCACCCTGGCGCGTTCGCGCCAGGCCATCAATTCCGATACTTCCAGCTCATCCATGGCCTGCGGCGGCCAATGAAACACCACCGCAATATCGGCCATGGGGTCTTCTACTCGGTCCGGAAGGCCGCCAGCCGATCCGCTCTCTTCACCAAAAAAATGGCAACCTCCGCGCCGATCTCGGTCAGATCCGCCGGGTCCATGCCGGCGACTTCGTGCGCGGTCAGGGTCGGTTGCGTGATACGCGGCAAGACGGTCTGCAAGGCGGCCACGCTCAGATTGCCCAGCTCCATCAACGACACGCCGCGCAGTTCGCCCGCCTTCGGGCGCCGGATGGCGATTTCGCTGATGAAGTCGTCGCCGCGCTTGATCGGTTCGTCCAGGGTGATCGACTTGGAGATGGCGGTCTTGGAAACGGTAGATGTGTTTTTCATGGTGTGGTCCTAAAAGTATAAAAATAAAAAGGGGTTGGGGTTGTTCTTGACCTGGCTTACAGGCCGATGGCGCGACGCAGATCGGCGTTACGATCAACGCCGCCGACCTTCTCGACACCATTGATAAAATCGAACTCAAAAATAGGTCGGTTATCGATGGTCAGCTTGTAGTAGCTGCATGCGGTCGTATATTTCTGATTGGTGTCTTCGGCCGACTTGGCATTACCCATATCGATTTCCTTGTGACGACCGCGCACGACGATTTCCACGGTCGAGACGACGCCGCTATCGTCATCTTCATAGCCGCCGGAGAAACGCAGCTGGGTGGCGTTGTGGCTGCGGGCGCCGTATTGCAGCAGGGCGTCCGGCAGGATGCCGCCGGCGGTCCACTCCAGAGAAATGGCCTCATTGCCCAGGTCGACCGAAATCGGGCCGGTCATGCCGGCGGCGCGGTATTCTTCCATCTTGCGCGAGAGTTTCGGCAAGGTGATTTCCGTGACCTGGCCGAAGTAGGAATTACCGCTATCGAACAGATTGAACAGTTTCAATTTTTTAGGCATACCCATGATGTGATGCTCTCTTTCTGTAATTGATTAAGCGTTGACGGCGGCGGCGAAGTCGGCCAGGTAGCGGTCGGTAATGCGTTGCTGGAACATCAGATTTTCTAGCGGTGGCACTGGCGTGTAGTCGTAATCGATCGTCAGCCGACCATCCTTCAAACTTTCCTTTTCATTGAACTGCGGATCGCACCAGGCGCTGCCACCGATCAGATAGCCACGTTTGACCAGGTCGCGGAATTTGGCGTTGATGCTCTCGACCAGGTCTTTTGCCAGGGACGGATGCAAGGGCTTGTCGGCATAGGTCATATGCGCCTCCGCAATCGTGTCGGCCAGCACCTGGGCGGTGCGCGTGTAGTTCTCAAAATAGAAGAATTCCGGCGTTTCGCAAGTGCGCGAACCCCAAAAGCGGAAACCGCCGCTGTTGATCAGGGTGGTGACTTCCTTGGCGTTCAGGAAGCCGGCATCGGTGGCCGGATCTTGCAGATCCCAGAATACGTCCGCAGAAATGCCGGTCGGCCCGTTGACGACCATGTTCGACAGGGTCTTGTGCCAGCCAATCTCTTCGTCCAGTTTGGCGCGCAGGCCCAAGGCGTAGGCTACTGCAGAGATATTGGCGTCCGCATTGGTGGCGGTATCCCAGCTCACAAAATCCGGCCAGATCAGCATCAGTTCGCGCTGTCCAAAATCCTTGCGGTACAGCACGGCGTCTTCCTTGGTCAAACAGCCGTGCGCCGACGCATAGACAAAGCCGCGCAGCTTCTGGGCGACGCTGACCAGGGCGTTTGTCACGGCCTTTGTATCCAGCCCTGGCGCGCCCAGGATGCGCGGTTTTATCCCCAGCTTGCTTTGGGCGGCCAGCAGCGCCTTGACGCCGGTGTACTTGCCGGCCGCGGTTGTAGTGCCGATCACATTAGAGGTGGTTTCGGCTTCATCCTTACCCTCGGCCACACGCACCACCACCGTAAACGGCTTGGTTTGCGCACCGATGGCGTCCAGGGCGCGGCGCAGTGTGCCTTTGACGCCGGCTTTGCCGATAGCGGCGGGCACGTTGGTCAGCAGGACCGGCGTGTCGAGTGGGAAGGCAATCGGGTCGGCATCTTCGGCGGTGGCGACCAGGCCGATGACGGCGGTGCTGATGGTGCGGATCGGACGCGTGCCGTCGTTCTTTTCGATGACGCGCACGCCATGGTGGTAATCAGTAGGCATATTGGCTCCTGTAAATGAGGTAAATAATTAATTGGTGGCTGGGTAGGGGGCTACCGGCCAGGTGAGGGAGTGCGAGAAGCCCTTCTGGTCAGGTAAGCGGTTGAGGCCCACCCGGTAAATCTTCCAGGCGCGCAGCAGCGCCACATCGGCGGCGCTGGCGTCGTCCACGTCGACGCGGTCCTGGTATTTGGTCACTTCGACATTGGCGCGGCGCAGCTCACGAGATAGGCGCTCTTGCACGGCCTCCAGCAGTTCGGCATCGGTCGGGAAGTAATTCGGCACTTTGGCGACCTTCATTGACGCGCATGCTGCATAGATCGCCCGGCCGTGTTCCTCGATATCGTCAGCGCGAGCCAGAAAGGTCGCGTAATCGTCCCAGGCGTCAAATTTGACGGAACACTGGAAACCGATCGGCAGACGAATCACATCCTTGATGTCGCTAAAGGCGAATGGGTGAATTGGTTCCGGTTGCTCCGCCGGCACGAAGGTCGGCGCCGGCAGCGGATCGGTCAAGACTGGCGGTGGCAAATCCGGCAAAGTGAATGCCGGCGCGGTTGCTTGTTCTGCGATGTTCTCGACGGTTACGTCCGCCGTGGTGCTTCTTTTCTTCGTTACCATTACGCTACCCTTTGCCATAACACTGCACTTGATTCATTACCTTCCACCGCACCCGACCCATAGTCGTAGACCTGGCCGCGTTGTTCCCATGCACCCGGCAGGCCGCTGGTACTCTTGTTTTTGATCAGAACGTAACCGCCGACCCCGCCATGCTGTAGGCCTTGACCGGTCAGCTGATGGGCATACACCGACGTCACGCTAGATGACACGGCCATCGCAGCGCGGTTGTAGATAGAAAACACGCTGGCACCGGCTTCTATGCCAAGCACGTAATAGGGTTGATTGGCTGGCGGATTCTCGGCAAAGCGCAATGGAAAACCGCTCCAGGTCCGCGCATTGCCGACGTTGAGATTGCTGGTCGCGCAAAGCCGTGCGCCGGTTGGGCCGTCACTGCCCCAGACATAGGTTGTTTGTCCACCTGGATCGGACCAGCTCATCCGCATATAGCTATTGCCATTACTGATGTTTTCCGCATTCGATGCGCCGCCGGCGCTGCCCGCATACGCCACTCTGAAAGCGGACGGGTTGTAGACATTGATCTCCCCGGGCGTGTTACCGCCCAGCATCCAGGTTGGCTGTCCATCTTGCCCCGACCAATGCAAAGAAAATCCCGGACCGGTGGCTTTACTGCCAGGATCGAAATTGCGGCTGGTCCACGCTTCTACCCATGCGCTCCATTTATCCGCCCCCGCGCCAATATTGACCCGTGTGAGCGTCTGGTTATCGGTCGTCAAGGCGCGTTGCATCAGCCAATTGCCATTCGAGGGCGTTGCGGCTCCGGTGAGCGATGAAGTAAACACCTGGCCATAGGCACTCGGACGATTGGCTGTTGCCTCTTGCGTGTACGTTGACCAGCCCAGGGGAGGCATATTCAAATCCGTCGCCGTCGGCATCGGTCCATCTGGCAGCGTGCCGTTCTGACCTGCGTGGAGCAAGCGCTGATACTTCTCCCAGGCGTTGTTTTTGCCGGTACGATGAAACAGGTTGCCATTGGCAGTAAAGCCCAGCTGATGCGCTGGACCGCCAGAAAAATCGTCACCCGCTCCCCATTGCCGGAAAGTGATCACGCCATGCTGGGCGCCACCGTCAGAGAGGTTGCCAGCATCATTGTTTCGGAAGTCGAAATAGACGCCTTGATTGCGATCCTTTGGCGTGTAGCTAGTCGCACGGTCATCGGCAACGATCACGCTGTTCAACCGGTCGCCGACCGCCTGGGCAGGTTTGTAAGCCAGCGTGTCCTGCTTGGACACAGGATCAAACGTCACGGAGTCCCACAACAGCTTCCAGTCACTGCCTTTAAATGGCTGTGCAGCGCCCAGATAGCCGGATCGCTGCCAGGTACGGTGCTTAATCGATGCCTCTGTATAGACCTGGTGCACGAACTGGCCGCCGTTCTCGGTGGTCAAGGTGCCATAGCCATCGGCGCCCATCGGCAATCTGGTGGCGGCGATGACGCCCCGATCATTGGCGACCGATACGTCGCGCACGCCCGTTTCTAGCAAGGTGTCGCAATCGGTATCACTATCGGTATAGGCCGGCAGCTTGTGGAAATACCTACTATCGCCGCGCGCTGGCGTCAGGTATTGCTGATGCGGATCTTCTGCGGCCACGTGATTGGCGATGGCCTGCGCCATGGCTGGTGTCAGGCCGGCTGGCGTGACGGCACGTGTGCCATCCGTGCCGGCGACGGTTTCGTCGGCGGTCGCCAGCTCGGTCACGCCCTGACGGTCCACGGTGGCAGGCGGGTTCGTGAAATTGGCGTCGCCGAAGGTCAACGAGGTGGCTTTGATATCCGCAAAAACCACGTCAGCAGCCAGCAACATCATCGATTGCGTAGATTTCTGCAAGATCGGTTCCGGCTGGCTATAGACGCCCAGGAGAACGCCATTGGAGAGCCAGTAGCCGATACCGCGCATGGTGTAGGTATCGCTGCTGTCGTCGCGGATGGTGACGTGGATGGTATCGGGGGCGACGACCTCACCAGACATGGACGTGATGCGCTTGATCTCACCCGGCAAGGCGACCGTATCTTCGTTGGCAGTGAAAACGGCAGCAGTAATGCCGATCTCAGTAATCGTCAATGGCGCCGTGCCGTTGTGTTCGGCATTGACCAGGGCGGCGCGGCCGGCTTTGGTGATGATGATTTGGAGTCCAGGCATAGGTTTTACTTTTCTTCAGTGAGATTTAAACGGGCATAGATCACAGGGCGGGCCGCGCCAACAACAGCAATCGCGGCTTGCGTCTCAATACCCTGGGTAAACGTAAAGTGGCTACGGATCGATTTCGTGCGCTGGACCTCGGCAATCACGTCATCGACAAATTCGGCTGTGGCGGACTGGCCGCTGCTGCCTGTCAGCGTCAGCACCAGCTCGAAGGTGAACGGTTCGCCCATCGGCGTCATTTGCCACCACTCGCGCAGCAGGATGGAACCACCAAAGGCGGTGACCACGTCCTTGACCGCCTTGGCGGTTCCCTTCTGGCGGTGGATCTTCATGGCGTTGCGCACGCGGGCGCGCCGTACCTCTTCCGTCCAGTAGGGTTTCCAGCTGTCGACCGACCAGTGCCAGGCTAACCAGGGCAGCAGATCAATATCGATCTTGTCGGGGTTGTGCATGGTGCGCAGCGGGACTGGCACATCAGAAATCCGGGAGGTAGCGGCTTCCAGCGCTCGCTCCAGCGGTGTGGAATTGGGCGGCAACAGGGATTTGATTTTTCTCTTGGTCATACCTTGCCCCAAATACCGCCGTACTCGATCTGTATGTCGTCGCAGTAGTACGCCACCAGCTTGGAAATCTCTGGATCTGCGGTCGGCGACACCAGGATGACGCGCTCGACGCCGGCAACATGCACCGCCGCGTCGATGCCGGAATGGGTCGGCACGCGCCCCAGCTGGTGCGCTTCCTTCGCATACTTCTGCATGCGCTTGTTCGCCTCAATCAGCACAACGGTCGGATCCGGGCCGGAGAAGCTGTACAGCTTGGCATGCACCTGGTAACGGACAATTTGCGCGGCAACGACTGTGACGTAATCCGTCAAGGGCCGCACACCATCATCAAACATGCGGATGGCGACGATGTCCAGTAGCTCCTGCGAGGGCGTGCCGTCGCCTTCGTGCGACAAGATCGCTACGACCACATGCCCCGGCGATGGGCTGGTGGCCGTCGCGTTGCGCACGCGACCGTCCGCGCTCAGGGCGTGGAACACATAGGCGCCTTCGGGACCGGCGACAGACATGCCTTGCGGTGCCAATTGGATGCGGCGGCGGTAGTCTTCGTCCGCTTCCATGACGGCAGCGGTCCCCTTGTCAGGATCTGCCGGCCAGATCTGCAAGCGCGGCACGTCCATGTTCGCGCCGATCTGGTCCAGGTCGGATTTCATCGCATAGGCCAGCATCAGGGCGCGGGCGGCTTCGTTGATGCGCTGGCGCAATTTCAATTCACGGTAGGCATTCAATTGCACCACTTTTATCGCGGGATCGGATTCCGTGAGTTCGTCCAGATTGACGCCTTGCGCTTCCAGATTGGCCAGGTTCTGGGCCAGGATAGTCTCGTAATCTAACGGCTCGATGACATTTGGCGCCGGCAGTTGCGACAGATCGATAGCGGCGCTCATAGCGCGGCCCCAGGACCGACAGGCACGTCCAATTGGACGCTCTGCTCATTGGTGACGCCGTCCAGAATCAGCGTGGCCTGTCCATCAGCGCCGCGTTGCAATTGCACGCCAGTCAAGGCAATGCGTTGCTCCCAGCGCAGCACGGCATAAGCCGTGGCGGCATAGATGCGCAGGACCGTGGCGCCGTTCAAGGGCTGGTCGATCAGCTCCGGTACTTCGGACCCATAGTCGCGGCGCATGACGCGGGAACCGATGGGCGTGGTGAGAATGTCGGCCAGGGACTGGCGGATGTGGGCGAGGCGAGACATAGGGCGGCCTGTGCGGGCGTTCATCATTTCGGACCACCTGATTCGTCTTCGCCCTTTTTGACGCCGCCGTGCGGGTGCTTGACCAGGCTGATGCCGGCAGCGACCACGTCCATGGTGGCCTGGATGATGCCTTGCACCACAGCGGCGGGGCCGCCAGCCTTGCCGGCTTTTACATTCATGCCAGCATTCAACGCCGACATGCCGTTGACGGTCAGGTTCTGGTTGACGACCAGATTCTTTTGCACCAGCAGGTTGCCGGTGCATTCCGTATCTTCGGCATTCGAGGTGACTTTGCCAGGCGCCAGGGTGACGCTGGTGCCGTCCGGCAGCGTGGCCGTCAGGGTATGCGCGGCGCTGTCGTACTGGACGACCGTCCCGTCCTTATAGCGGGTCGTATGGTGTGCCGGGTTAGTGGACGGCGATTTGTATTTGTCGGAATAGATCGCCGGCAGGATCGCGGCATTGGCGAAATCGCCTTCAGGCGACAACACAATGACCTGTTCGCCCATGGAAGGCGGAAACCAGGTCTGTGCATCGCCGGCGCGGGAGGTGATCCAGGGGCGCCATGTGGTGGTGTTTTTTCCTACAAGGACGCGGACACGCTGGGCGTCATGATCGATGTCGGCAACGGTGCCGAATCGAATCAGATTCAGGATTAAGCGCAGCAGTTCGGAGTAGTCAGCAGTCATGCGTTGCATGTTGCCGGGTTGCCGGAATCGGCGCACCTGGTAGAGGGTTGATATCAAGCTTACCAACTACCGGTATGTACTTATGGTGATGAGGTGCCTTCTATGCCGGTCAAAACAGACGCGGCGATGTGGGCCGTTGGTGGTTTCATTCATCCCCCTCTGCGCACCACACGCAAGCATGGTCAGGACCCGTCACCTGTGCAAGCGGTAACGCTAACATGCATCGATCAAATTTTGTTGCTAAGCAAAGTCACTGCTGTCACGTTTGCCAGTTGAAAAATAATCGTAAATACCGTTTCATTGACATCACGTTCTCCCAACCTATTTTTGAAAAGAAAAAATCATGACAGCAGATCATTGGGGTGTGAAATTTTCCAGGACACCTATTGTGAGGACCGTTGAGATTAGCCATAACTCTATAACCGTAGCATGGTCGGCCCCCGTCATGAATCGACGGATCACCGCTTATCAATTCATGGTTAGAAAGGGCGATCCCAACGGTTCGCAAGTGCCGATCGGCGTATTGGCTTGTCCTAATAATTTCCCTCCTTATCAGCACGAAATCGGTTCACTTATCCCAAAAACGGTCTACTACATTCAAGTACGGGGCATCGATTCTGGTGGCGATCCAAGTAATTGGTCCAGGCAGCAAGTGTTCAAAACACTGTGAAGTGTTACGTTTTCCCGCGCCAGAACTTCCATGGCGTTGATTCCCGAGATACTCACGCGTCCGTCAAATGATGATGCGCGAAGAAATTTAATTAAAGAATTTCACCTCTGAGGGCACAATGAAATCGATCAAATGCAAAGAAAAACTTCGCGACGATCAATGGGAAAAATTGGCGCATAGCCTGTCAGTAGCGACGAGGATAAATTTGGCCAAGCAAGACTATCGTTTGTTTATTGAGGCCGTATTGTGGGTCATCTTAAATAACAAAGCTTGGAGCGATATTCCGACACATTTCGGAAACGCAAAAAGCATCTATACATGTTTTTATCGGTGGAACGAACGCGGGATCTGACAATTGTTGGCACGACGGTCAACGAGTGATCACGAATTGCACCGGATGCTGATGCAGATTAATGAACGTTGCGATTTCATGAATAGGAGAAGGGAACGTCGCTTTCAAAATCTGATATCGATTCAGCCTCAAACTATCGTTCTCCCGGAAAAGTGCCAAGATGGCGTAATAGTGCATCACGAATCAATGCTTGATCGGTAGCACTGAAACCAAGTAAAGGCCGGGCCGGATAGGGATATGCCGGCCCTTTTTTTGCGACCTTGTCGCTCAATCCCTCCTGGTGTACGCGGGCGATCCGCGCCACGCGCCCAAAGAAGCCGACCGAAAGCTGATTTTCGTCCCGCTCGATCTTGAGATTTTTCTGTGTGCGGATTTTCTCAAACATCGCGGCTTTCTGCCGTTTGATTCTCCCTTTCTTACCTCGCAGATTCTTGCGTTGCTTGCGCGCCGCATAGGGTGCGCCGTCCGGCGCCTCCTGGCCGGCGATGCGCTGGGCCTGGCTGCGCCGTAAATCCTGGGCTATGCGGCGCGTGACGACGCGACGTTGGCTGGGTTGGAGCTGGGCCAACAGTGCGCCGGCCCAGGCTTCCAGGGCGTGAAGATCGTCGCTCATTCGGGATTGGCCGGTGTATGCCATTCGGCCAGCAATGCGTCGCCCACATAGGCTTGCCAGAATTCGTCGGTAAATGCCGGGGTCGATTGTGGCTCGGCCAGGTGCAACACTTCCAGCCGACCGGCGCCGGCTGGCTTCACTACCACGCGCTCAGTCAATGCCAGCGTGATCGCTATATCAATGGATTCGGAATTGTTGTAATCGACATCAAAGCTGATACCGGTTTTGCGCAGCTCGGCGTTGTCTAGCAGGTCGCGCTGGTGTACCTGGACCCAGGCCAGCAATGGGACCATGAGCGCATCCTCGCTGTCGCTGTAGTCGGTGATGATGATGTTCAGCTTATACCGATATTCAAACGACAGGGAAGCGGTGCCGGTCGCCACCGTATTGCCGCCGTCCGCAAAAATCAACAGCTTTTCGGGATTCTGTCGCAATTCGGCGCTGACTGTGGTCAGGTGCGCTCTAAGGCTTTTTGGCTTGTACACGGTCGGCTTCCTCCTGGCAATCGACAACAGCGTCCACCATGGCCGCACAAATGCCCCATGCCGCTTCTGCGCGCTCCAGGGCAAGAAGCAATGTGCCGTTAGTCCTGGGCGCTGCCGCCGGCAGGTTGCAGCGTGTGATCGCTGGGCAGGCGTTGACTGTCAACGTCGGCGCCGGTGACGGCTGGATGCTCCCGCAGGCGGGCAACAGCGTCAGGCAAAGGAGTATCGGCCCAAGTGCGTATCGTAGGGTTGTCATGGATTAGGTTTTCCAGTTGGTTTTCACGTTCGGTGAGGGTTGCCGCGATATTGTCGCGGGCGGCTTGCAGCTTTGCGGCGGCCTTCTTGTCCCTGGCCGCCGCGTCGGTCAAGGTTTTGATGGTGCCATCGCGGTCGCGTGTGATCTGTTCGGCTGCCTCGGCGCGTTCTTTGGCAACGGTCAGACCGTCGCGCTGGACGTAAATCACCAGGCATAGCGCGCCAATTCCCAAGAGGGAAATCAGGCTCTTGGCGATCAATTCCATAGGCCGATCCGAGTTCCGCGGCTGTCGATCGTCAGCACCTGGCGGCGCGGCGTCTTGCCCTCGACTGCAATGCCCAGGTGTACCCACACGGCGCCGCCGACGCGCTCGTAAATCAGCTGGTCGAATTGCAGATAGGATTTGTCCAGCGCCTGGCAGATCTCCATCGGCGTACCGAACGCCGGTGCCGTGAAGTCGCACGCCAGGCCCTCCAGGTGCGCGCTGTTGCTGGCGCCGCCGACTGCCCGGTTCAACGACTGGCAGCGGTAGCCGCTGGAAATGACCATCGCAGCGCCGCCCAGCTCCAGGCGCACCAGCTCGTTAAATTTCGCCAGGCGCCGCAGGTTGGCGACGATGGCCGGCGCCGGCCTATTGTCGATAGAGAGGGACCGCGCCTTGTCGCTGCGCGTGAATTCCTCCAGCGTGAAATGCGCGGTCAGTGGTGTGGTGGTTGTCATTGAAATCCCCGAATGATGTTGGCGACATTGCCCTGGGCGCGATGCACCAGGACACACAAAGTAAAAGCGATGCTGGCCGTGCCGAAGGAGACGCGGCCATGGTCGAGCAGGATCTCCAGGGCGCTGGTGCCGGTTGCGACAATCAGCAGCCAAGCCACCACGGAGATGTGGAAACGGTGATTCGCCAAGCCGCGCCGGTAGCACAGCAGCCGCAGGCAGGTGCTGGCGTAAGACAGCAGCGCCAGCAAGGTCAGAGTTTTAGTCATGGCCGCCATCCTTGCGCAGCCAGGCCGGCAGCTCAATGGTTTTAATCAGGTCGATGCCGTGCAGCGTCAGGGCAATGGCCGCCGCCGACGCGAAGAAGGCGGCCACGCCCGATTGCTTCAACGGCGTATTGCTGATGACCTCGGGTGCGGCCAGGTAGCCAATTGCCAGGGAAATGACCATGTACGCCAGGCGTTGCAGGACCGGCAGGTTCTTGCTGGAGATCGCCACCAGCGTGGCGCCGGCGAAAGCGCCAATCAGCGCGTTACCGTCAATGCCGGGGAACAGCGTCGACAAGCCGATGCTGGCGGCGCTGGTGACGACCAGGGTGGTGGTGCTGGGTTCTGCCATAGATAGAATCTCTCGGTTAATCCCACAGGCTGATGACCTGGGCGGTTTTAGTAGGGGTTGCGGTTGGTTCCGGCAGGGTTACTAGAAGGCCGTGCGGCAGGATCGGCCCATAGTCAGCTAGGCCGGGATTGAGTTCGAGCGCCGCCTCGACCACATTGGCGGTGGCGCCCAGGTGCCGCCAGCACAGCAGGTCCAGCGTGTCGTGCTGTTGGGCGCGTACCTGCATCAGATCAGCTCGACTGTCATGTGGGACCGGCCAATAATGTCGGCAATGGCCCAATGGGTGTTACGGCGCTGCTCGGCTGGCGCGTTGTCCAGCGCTTCCATCATCTTTTTATCCGACATGGAAGAGGCGGTGCTGTCGAAGTCGCGGTAACGCTCGGTGAGATCGGCCTTGGCCCAGCAGTAGACGGCGCGCCGGTAGTGGGCAATGTTGACGCTTTCACGATTGACTCGATCCGCCGGCACAGCGGCCAGCGAGGCGAAGCCGGCGCCGATCTGTAACAGCTTCCAGTCGCGTAGCTCGGCATTGACGTGCAGGACGGCGGCGACAATGGCCTGCGTCAGTCGCGCACTGGTGACAGTGCCGTCTAATCTCATGTTGTCGCGCATGTCCTGCAAGACGATATCAGGATAGAAACCATCGTTTTCCACGCTGCCGGCTTCCGGCAAGCTGACAGCACCACCGGCAGAGGGCGGCGCGAAGGCTATAAAACTCATATGGGGTTCTTTCGTTATAAATCGGCGGTGGGCGGGCGTCAGAAAGGAATCGCAATGATTCAATCATCGACCCGCGCCGCCGTGCGCCAGGGGGTGCTCGTTTAGCCAGGTACGGCTTTTACTATTCGTGTGCGCAAGCGATCCATCGTCTGTTTCACACCCACGCCAGGGAACAGCGTTACGGCCCGCTCCATCAGCGCGTGGGCCGCTTCCGCCTGCGGTAGCTGTGACGCCTTCAACAGTTCGGCGCCGTCCCGGTCGAGAACAGCCAGCATCGCGTAAGCGTTGGCTTTTAACAATTTGGCGCGGGCCTGGTCCGGTGCGTCGCAGTGTTCGGTCAGTTGCTGCACCTGGGTCAACATCTCAATAGCGAGAATGGGATCGCCGACCAGCTTGCCCTTGAGGAATGCGGCAGAAAACTCATCCAGCAACATCGTCGGAATATCGCGATTGAACTGGTCCGGCAGCGTCAGCTTATGAGTCACGGCGTAGCGCGCCATCTCGACCGCTCGCGCATACTCGCCGCAGTCGATATGCCACACCAGGAGCGCGGTAAAAACATCGTCCTGACCGCCGTTGCCCTTGGATAGCACGCCGTCAATCCAGTCCTGGTATTCGGGCAGCAATGTCGCCTTGACCTCGATCTTGCGTTCCATGGACTGGATAGCGCTCAAGCTGCGGCGGTCGTTCGCCAGTTTATAAAGCATCATCTCGTAGGCGCTGCCGCCGGTCATTCCGCCAGGGGCGGCGTCGGCGGCGGCGCGCTCGGCCAGGATGCGGGTCTTGTGGCGCTGGGCAGGAGAAAGATTGTCCACGTTAGGCCGCCAGGACGATATTTTCCAGCACGGCGCCCAGGCCCAGATCCTCGACCACATAGGCGTCGTTGGACGATTCGTAGTTTTCGATGCGGTCACGCTCGGGCTTTTCGACTACCCGGCGCCGGCGTGCCGACTCTTGCCAGTAGATCGACAGGTTGTCGAGGCGTGTAGTGAAAATCGTGTTATCCGGGAAGAACGGCACGGCGATGGCCGGCAGGCCACCTATTCTCTTCTGGCTGATGACGATATCGGCCGCCAGCGTTTCGGTCGGCGCCTGCTTGGTGTTCACCAGCGGGAAATACTTGTCGTGCATCAGGTTGCGGCTGACGATCACCACCAGACCGGTATCTTTCTGATACCAGGGATCGAGCAGATTAATCGCGTCGTACACAGCCGCGTCCAGATTCGCGTAGTCGCCGCCGGCGCCGATGACAAGCTTGCCGGCTTCCTTGCCTTCATGCATGACGCGCTGCGGGGCCTGTTCGCGGTAGTGCTGCAACCAACCCTTGTTGACGTCCTGGAGCATCGGATTCTTGTCGATATCCGTATCGGCCGCCACGGTGCGGCCATGGAAGCCAATCATCATGCGGTCCAGCGCCTGGCGCTGCAAAATAGCGTTGGCGAGTCGCTGCTGGAAATCGGGGAACTTGGCCCAGGCGTCCAAGGTTTGATATTTGACGTGCGTATCGAAGTTCGTTTTTTCGCAACGATAACCCTTGCCGTCCAGGGCAGTCAGATCTCGGGTCTTGCGGTCGCCCTTGTCGGTATTGGTACGGCTGGCAGTTGGACCGGAAACGCCCAGACCAACCTTTTCGCCCTCCTGTTCGGATACGCCGATGACATTGATGCTCTTCAAAAATTCGCTGGATTCCTGGATCTTGGTTTCCAGCTTTTGCTGCACGCTGGGCGCAACGCCAAAGGTCTTGGCGACGTTGCCGGTGTCGTTCAACTGCGCCAGGCGGGCAGTGTATTTGTCGAAGGCGACGCGGGTGATTTTTTTCATGTAAGTAAGGCTCCTGAATGTATGGGCGGTAATCGTGTTGGGGTGGGATGGCCGGCGCCGATCAACAGTCGGTTTCCATCAAGCCGTCGCCGCCGGTCGCGGCAGGCCGGTGCAAGGGGTTCGCATCGGTGGATTCGACCTGCTGCCGGAATGCCGCGAAGTCTTCGGTCGTTTGCTTCAGGGCCGCTTCTAGCGTGTCGACGCGCTTCTTTTCTTCCGCGAATTCATCCGCGCTCAGATTCGCATGCGTTGCCAGCGTCTCGATGGCGCCGACCAGCTCACCGAAGCGCGCATCGTCGCCGGCGGTCTTGGTAGAAAAGCGGTTCAACAGGTTTTTAAAGGTGTCGGACAATTTGATTCCTTCGGTTTCAGGTTGGAGAATTTCCTCGAATTCCAGCGTTGTTTCTTCCGCAACCGAAAACAGGTTGCCGGTGTTCTTGGTGGCGAACGATAAAACCTCAGTGCCGAGGCTGGCGGGACTGTCGGTCACGGCCAGGCCGACCAGGTAGGCTTCGCCGGTGTCGGAGAATTTCGGATTGATTTCGATGCTGGTGTAGATTTTCTGGCGCGCCTTGTTCATGGCGACCAGTTCCGGCGTGGGCGAGATCTGCGCGTACAACGCCAGCTTCTTGACGCCGCCCAGCTCGACTTCCTCGGCTTTGACTGCCGTCACATCGCCATAGGCTTTGAAGGCGCCATCTGCCCAGGTGCTGCGCAGATGCTCGACCCAGATACGGGCGCCATACACCTGCGGGTCAAAATTGGCGGCCATCTGTTCAATGAAAGCGCGGTCGATGACACGGCCGTCAGTGGTGGCGCCTTCGACGGCGACGCGGAAGAATTTGGATTTTGGAGCGGTGGAGGTCGTCTTTGCCATGGTGTCGGTATTTTGGGAAGTTCGAATACCGCCATGGTCGGCGTTGC